CTCTGTTCTTGCATGGACAGATACTGAAGCTGAAATTCATAATCCATATTATGTCTTAGTAAGTGATCAGGCTAACTGGCTCATCAGTGATGATCCATTTATTGGTAATATTCTTCTGTACGAAGCAAAATTACAACCCATATTTAGAGGTTCGATTCAAACTATCAATCGTGTTTCTGGTGGTGTTGGATATGGAGCATCTACTATTATTGATTTCAATAGACAACCAGAAATAACATTCAATTCTGGAGAAGGTGCAGTTTTAACTCCAATCATTAACAACGGTAAAATTACAGAGGTTGTTGTAAATTCCTCTGGTAATGGATATAATTCGCCACCAGATTTGATCGTTAGAAGTTTAGACAATAAAGGTGATTTTGCAATTCTTGTTCCAATCATCGAAAATGGTCAAATTAAAAGTGTTACTATTCAGAAGACTGGATTAGGATACACTCCTGGAAAGACTTCTATTGATGTAATTGCCTCTGGTCGTGGTGCAAGGGTTCAAACAAATATTAGACCATGGAATGTCAACTTATTTGAAAAAATTATTAATAACATTGGTGATGATGATTGTGTCTTGACCGAAAACATTGCAAATACTTCTTTGCAGTTTGCTTCATTCTATGCTCCTAGACCTCTCAGAGCTGGTTCCAATTCTGTAAATGGATTCGAAAAAGATAACATCAAATATGGTCTTTTTGACTTACAATTGACCACAGGTGGTGAAGAAACGTCTAGTGGATTCCACTCTCCAATTTTAGGATGGGCATATGATGGAAATCCCATTTATGGTCCATATGCATATGATAAGATCAATGGATCTGGTTCTATCCGCTTAATGAAGAGTGGATATAAACTGAAGAACACTCCAGTTAATAGACCATCATATACAGCCTTTAGTAACGGATTTTTCGTTGATGACTACGAATTTGTTGGAGATGGAGACCTTGACGAATACAATGGAAGATTCTGTGTTACTCCAGATTATCCTAATGGAGTTTATGCTTATTTCTGTACAATTGGTGACAATATAGAATCAACAGGTCCTTTCAATGATTATAGACTTCCACAGTTCCCATATGTTATTGGTAATAAATTTAAGTCTTTACCAATTGATTTTAACTTTAAATCATCTTCTAATCAGACCGAATATAATATAACAAAAAATAATTGGTTTAGAAATACAAGGTTCTATTTCACAAATGGTGGGAATAATGGATATGACTATATCTTCAATTCCGATTTGATTAGAAACTCGTCTATTGATATCACTTCAACCACAGTTGGTGGAATTGATGAAATTGATATCAAAGACGCTGGTCAGAATTATAAGGTAAATGATAAGGTAATCTTTGATTCATCTCAAACAAGTGGAAGAGGTGTAAATTGGAGAGTCTCCCAAATTAAAGGTAAGGATGTTGAACAAATAAGTCTTGCAAGTACTATTTTTGATACATCAGAAATTATTGGAGACAATTCTCCAAATAACTTCTTGGGAATTACTTCAACACCTCATGGTTTCTTAACAAACGATATTGTCTACATTGATAGTTTATCTGAGTTCTATAGGGGTCTTGGTGGTCCATACAGAGTTGGTGTAACAAGTGAAAGATGGTATACATCTGTTGGTATTGCGACAGGAACAACAACTGGTATCGTCACGTATGTGTATCTTAATGGTATCATTGACCCTTCCGTTGTTAGACCTGATGATATTTTAAGAATTGATAGTGAACAATTTAAGGTATTGAATCTAGACCCCGTATCTGGAAGAATTAGAGTCCTGAGAGGTCATAACAATACACTTCAGGTTACTCATACAGCAGATACTCTTGTAAGAGATGATCCCAGAAAGGTTAGATTTACTTCTGTTGGTATCAGTACAAATAAACCTGTAACCACAAATAAAACTCATTACTTCATGCCAAATGAGTCTGTGGGTCTTGGAACTGCAACTGCGGGTACAGCAACGACAATTACATTCTCAAATCCTGGTGTGGGTCTTACTCAAGTGAGACTTCAACAACAACAGTTCTTCTATCCTGATCACGGATTTGAACTTAATACTCCATTGAAGTATTACACAAACGGTGGTACATCTTTGACAGTTTGGAGTGGTATCCAAAGTTCTGCAATATTTAATCTTGAAGAAACAAGGGATTTGTTTGCAGTTCCACTTACTAGAGATATAATTGGTCTGGCATCAGATCGTGTTGCATTGAGTACAGTCACGAGTCAATACGTTGGTGTTGATTCCTCTAAGGGTGGTTTATTATACTTCACTAACTCTACAGGTCTTGGAGTTACTCATAGTCTCGTCACTGTTCTTCCTCAAGTACTCACTGGAAGAATCTCTCAAAATATAGTCACTGTTTCGACAGGCGAAACTCATGGATTGAAGAGGGGAGATAGGGTTTCAGTTGATGTGAATCCAACCACGACTTCAACAATCAAAGTACTCTATGATGATTATAACAGAAGAATAGTATTCGATAGAGATACCATTCAACCCTCTGGTATCAACACAAGTGGTAATATGATTACCGTTCCTGATAACAAGTATAGAACTGGTGATAAAGTTATCTACACCTCTGGTGACCCTTCAGAGGGTCTGACAGCATCAGGAATGTATTATGTCTACGTTTACAAGAAGAATATTATCAAACTCGTAAGTGATAGATTTGAATTGTACACAGAGAATCCAACTTTTGTAAATGTTGGTTCTGCAACTACAGGAAGTATTGCTCGAGTTAATCCTAGAATTGAAGTTCAGAAAAATCAAAACTTAAAGTTCGACTTATCAGACTCCTCATTATCATTTGTTGATAAGGGAATCACTTATTCTGCATTTGAGATGCACATTTATAGTGACTCTCAAAAAATTAATGAGTTCTTTACTACAAAAACAAACTCAACATTTGAAGTCACGACTGATGGTAAAATTGGTATCGATAGCACTGCGAATCTCACTTTAAATGTAAGTGACAACATTCCCAGAATTCTGTACTATGGTTTCGAACCAGATAATCTCGATATCATACCACCAGTAAAGTTGAGAATATTTGAAGATAATACAGTATTTGAAAATAATACCATTGGAGTCGTTCCCAATAAGTTTGATGGTGTTTATAGTGTAGTTGGAGTTACATCAGATACCTATGATTACAATATTCCTTTTGATAGTGACACTATAACTTCTTATGGTTCTACAAGTGCAACGATGAAATATCATACTTCATCTTTGACTGCACAAGGACCTATTCATACTGTTAATGCTGTTAACAAAGGACTTGGATATAAAACTCTTCCTGGATTTACTTCTGTAAGAAGTGCTAAAGGAACTGGCGCATTATTAGAACCAAAGAGTAACACACTTGGTACGATTCTCAAGCAGAAGATGAACTATATTGGGTTTGGTTTCCCATCAGATAATACATTAAATGCTGTTGGATCTCTCCCTCAAGTTCTTAGAGTTGATCCTCTTGGATCTTTTGAGTCAATTGGTATTTCTTCAGGTGGTGTAAATTATAGTCAACCTCCAGAATTGGTAGTGCTTGATGGTGTCACAGGAAAACAGGTTACTGATCTTGATTTGAGATTTGGTGACGATGATAACTTTATCACCATCGTTAAAAACACACAATCTTTGAATAATGTTGAACCAGAAATTATCCCTCTTCAGAATACTAATGGTTTTAGTATTAGTTCAGTCACATATAATAATACCACCAAAATAGTACGTTTAAGTTTCTCAAAACAGTTTAGTGATGCCAAAGATTGGCCATTCAAAGTTGGTGAAGAAATTCTTGTAGAAAACGTTGCAGTTGGTTTTGGTACAACAGGCAAGGGGTATAACTCTGAAGACTATGGATTTAAACTTTTCAAAGTTACATCTCTCGATAGTAATCTGGGGGGAAGTGGTTCCTATGTTGAATATGACTTAACAGATGAACTAGGTCCAAATGAGGTTCCTGGAAACGTTACGAGTACAGCGTCTGGATCTGTCACTCCTAAAACATTTTTCCCAATATTTGATCCTGTAATTAAGGTAGCACCTTTATTGACTGGAGAAAAGGTAACTAACGAAGGGAGAACTGGAGTAGTCGAGAGATTTGATAATGTGAGTAGATATCTGTTTGTTTCGTCTGAGGATGATTTCTTAGTAGGAACAGATATTGTATCAGAGTCATCTGGTGTCAAGGCATCAGTCATCGATAAAATTGAATTCAACTCAACAATTAAACTTGGTGTTGGTGCAACATTTATTGATGGTTGGCAAACGAACTCAGGTTTCTTGAATGACAATCTTCAGGTCATCCCAAATAATGAATATTACCAGAACTTCTCATATTCTCTCAAATCAAGAATTGATTTGGAAACCTGGGAAGATGCTGTAAGTTCACTTAATCACACTGCAGGTTTCCAGAAATTTGCCGATTTGGTTATCGATAATAATGCACCTGGTATTGTTACTGCAGCAGATATTGAGATTTCCACTGTTGTCGATCTTATTGGTGAGGGAATGCTTAACTGTTTCCCTGACTTTGATGGAGCGACTGAGAGAACCTTAGATATTTCTGATGGTAAAACAATCTCTAATAAGATTGTATTTGAAAACAAGGTTCTTGTCGATTATTTTGAGTCAAGAGGTAATAGAGTTCTTAAGATTGACGACTTTAGTAATGATTTTGATAGTGAGCCAAGAGACACTCCTTACTCCATCATTAGTTTCTTTGATAATAAGTATGCATGGAATAAGTTCTTTACTCTTATTCAGGATACAGAAATTAGAAATAGGAAACAGTTTGGTATTGTAACTCTTCTCCAAAATGGTTCAGAGGGTTATTTAAATCAATACGGCACACTTGATACTGGTAAACCTCTCGGCTCGTTTGATTACATCAGTATCGGAACAAGCCAGTTTGGTCTTCAATGGTATCCAAATCTTTTCGAATATAATAATTATGAAGTTTCTTACTTCAATTTTGCAGGTCTGGAGAGTGTAACTGGAATAGGATCAACTGCCATCGGTAGTATGGTTTCAGTTGCTTCATCGTCTGTGTCTGTTGCAGCTGGTACCACAACTACAATTCTGGAACTTCCAACTGCAACTAGGTCAGCAAAACTCCATATTCAAATGGAAGATGGTAACGACAACTACTTCTACAATGAACTGAACGTTCTTCATGATGGTACAAATGTACAACTCCTCCAATATGGAGACGTTGACACTACTGGTGGACCATCCTCTGGATTTGGAACATACACTGCCAACATTAGTGGAAGTAATATTGAAATTGATATTCACCCAACAGTAGGAACTGCTGTAAGTACAAACATCTTATCAGTCGAGGTACATGGTACTAACACTGGTGTTGATACCACTGGTATGATCGTTACAAATCTCTCATCATATCACACTGGAATTTCTTCATCTGCCACACCTTCAGCAAATGAGATTGCTTCTTACAATGATCCATTTGCTGCTGAATACTTCATGGTCACAGTCCATGACACAACAAATGATGAATATGAAATGTTTGAGTGTCATGTTCTTGACTCAAACAATAATAGCATAACGAAGTATGGAAGAATTGACACTGTTTCTGGTGTAGGTCTTGGTACTATTGGTATGACGAAGACTGGAAGTGCAGTAAGTCTGAACTTCACTCCAAATGCAAACATTGACGTTGATGTCAAGACATTTGGTATTGGTCTTAAGAACTACAACAATATTACGGGTATCACTTCAATTAGTGATCTTCAGAATAATATTTTGTTCTCTAATCATGGTACTTACACAGGAACGAAGTTTGATACAAGAAGAGCTTTCAATCTTAAGCATAATGGTCTCCCAATCTTCCAGAGAGCATTCCTTGGAAATGACTCATCTATTGTAAATCTTACAAACAATTCAATTAACATTCCTGACCACTTCTTCGTCACAGGAGAAAAACTCGTTTATAGTTATGAGAACTCATTGGTAGAATCTACAAATGCTATTGGTATTGTTACACAATTTATTGCTGGTGTTTCTACGGATAAACTTCCAACTGAAGTTTTTGCAGTCAAACTTAGTAACTCCTCAGTTGGTCTTGCAACAAATGCAGCTGCAGCATTGGCAGCGACTCCAGATACAATTGATCTCTTGACACTTGGTATTGGTACCTTCCACAAGTTTACATCAACAAATCAAAATGCAAGAGCCTTGATGGCTATTGACAATATGATTCAGGCTCCAGTCACTGAGGTTGTTGTTTCGACCACTCTGGATCAAGAAATCGTATTTGACGTTGATTTTGAAGTTACTGGTATTACATCATTCAGATCTAATGATCTTATCAAGATTGATGATGAGATTATGTTGATTCAGAACATTGGTGTTGGTCAAACCAACAACTTCAAGGTTCTTAGAGCACAAATGGGTACGGGAGTTGCAACTCACGCAAATGGCTCTAATGTTCAGAGACTTGGTGGTAATTATAATATTGTTGATAACACTGTACACTTTGCTTCGGCACCTTATGGTAACATTCCAATTGGAACAGACACTGCAGGTCCTGATAATGTAGATTGGTCAGGCATTACCACTCATTCTACATTCCAGGGTAGAACATTTATGAGAAGTGGTATTGAAGATGATACTGCAAGTACTTATAGTTCTAACTATACTTTTGACAATATCCAAAAAGATTTCAACGGTCAAAAGAAGAACTTCTCTCTCTTACAGAATGGAAGTAATGTTACAGGATTCTCTACAAACCAAGCTATTATCCTGAACTCCAATATTCTTCAGGAACCACAAGGTGCTCAAGCAACAACTGGCGACTTTACTCTTAATGAAACTGCTGGTGTGACTAGTATAACGTATCTTGGTGATAGTGTTTCGTCTGAAGATGATCCTAACAGAGCAACTATTCCTAGGGGTGGTTCAATTATTTCTGTTGCATCAACTCCTGGTTTTGGTTTCCAACCTCTTATTTCGGCTGGTGCTTCATGTTTCGTCTCTGGTGGTGGTACGATCACATCAATCGAAATTGGTAATCCTGGATCTGGATATAGAGTTGGGGTTCAAACAGTTCAGGTTGGTATTATTACAACTAACGTTGGTTTCTCAACACTTATCAATATCGGCACTGCTACTGTTGAAAATGGTGAGATTGTTGCAATTACGACATCGTTCTTTGGATCAAATCTAGATCAGAATAATCCACCATTAGTTGTTATCGATGCTCCTCTCCCTTATTCAAATATTCCACTTGTATATGCTGATGGAACCACTGGATTAGGCACAGGCGCTAAGGTTGATGTCAAGGTTGGTCAAGGTTCAAGTGTAATTGAATTTGAGATTGTAAGTGGTGGTTTTGGTTATGGAGAGAGTGAAGAACTAAGACTCTCTATAGGTGGAACAACTGGTATTCAAACTACATCGAGTGCTTCTTTTGATCAGTTCATCCTCACGGTCACCGAAACGTATCGTGATACCTTTAATGGATTTACCATCGGTGAACTTGATGTATTTGACAAGTTGGATGATCAGTTTGATGGTGTCGAGAGGAGATTCCCACTTGCTATTGCAGGTAATTTGTTTGCAATTGAAACTGCAGTCGGATCCGATATTAACATTGCACAATGTCTGATCGTCACTATTAATGATATTCTTCAGGTACCTAATTCCTCTTATAAGTTCAATGGTGGTAGTATTATTGAATTTACAGAACCACCTAAGAAAGGAGACACTTCTAAGATTATCTTCTACAAAGGAACTCCTGGTGTAGACGTTGTTCTTGTCGATATTCTTGAAACAGTCAAGATTGGTGATAGTTTACAACTGAAGAACGATTCTGGAAAGGGTCAAACAATAGGATTACTTCAGGAAGAAAGGATTGTGACGGGTATCACAACTCTAGATACTGTTACCACTTTTGCATACGATGGTCCTGGTATTACAACTAATCAGGCTCTGGTTAGACCACTCACCTGGTGTAAACAAATTGACGATATTACAATTAATGGTGACTTTGTAACTAAGGACAGAGTTGAATATGAACCATCAATTTATCCTGCCGCTTATCTGACTCGATATGTTGGTGTGAATACTACGAATGCTTACGTTGACACGGTAAGACCTTTCTTCAATTCAAAGAACGAAACTTCACTTCTCGATTACAATGATAGAGTCACTATCGTTGATCAATCACCTATCGTGGGCGCGGTTGCAACAGTCACCGTAAGTGCTGGTGGTTCAGTCACTGGTTTTACCATTAGTAATGTTGGTTCGGGTTATTCGGGTTCAGCTGCTGTCTCTATCTCACAACCAATTGATGTAGTCGGTGGTACAAGAGCAACTGCAACAGCAAATATATCTGGTGGTGGTGTAACATCATTCACGATCACTAATGCTGGTGTTGGCTATTCAGCCTCGAATCCTCCACAAATCCTTGTTGAGGTACCTGAAGCAAGAAGAGAAGTTATTGGTGTTAATTCTTACTTCGGTGATCAAGGTATTATCGTTGGTTATGCACAAACAACACTCACCTCAGGAACACTTGAACTTTATATCCCTCAAGATTCCTTTATGAGAGATACTAACATTGTGGGAACTGCAGTCACTCTCAGTCAAGTTCAGGCTGGTGATTTGTTTGTCGTCAATCTTTCTAACTTCGGATTATCGACAACCAACAGTGATGGTATTTACACTGCAACAAAGGCATATGACTTTGTAACTGACTTGACTTCAGTTGGTCTAGGGACCACAGCGATTAGAAGAGTTGAGGTGAATACTGTAGGATTTGGTACAACTACAGCAGGATTTGTAAGAGGTAAGAACTTCGGTGAGTACACTTGGGGAAGAATTCAGTTCAAGAATAGAGTTACTAAAGATGCACTTACATTTACACCAAATGGATATTCTGGATTGACTACATCTCCTCTTGTTCAAAGGTTCCGACCACTTAAATTTAATAACTATCTTACTTAAAATAAATAAAACATAGAAAAGGATCCTCAGTAGATGGCATACCAAGGTATTAACACTGGCACTACGCCAAATGATGGAACAGGTGATACCCTAGTAGACGGTGGAGTTAAAATTAATAGTAACTTCACCGAGTTATATAGCCTTATTGGTGATGGTTCCACCTTGGCTGTTGGTATTGTCACAATCATCACTGCAGGAACAAACGTATCCATCAATACGTCAACTGGTAATGTAACTGTATCGGCACCAACTCCAGTATCAATTGCCACCACTGACGTAGACATTTCGAGAAATCTAAAGTCTGCTGGAATCACAACTTTGGGTGTAACAACAGTCACATCTTTCTTGACTGCAGGTATTACAACTTTAGCAAGTCAAGGTGGTGTAACGACAACAGGTGGTGATTTTTATGTTGGTGGTGATCTGTATGTTTTAGATGATGTTGTTTATGATGAAGTAACTGGAAGAAATATCAATATCACAGGTATTGGTACGGTTGGTCAGTTGTTCGTTGGTTCTGGTCATTCCGCAGGAACTCTAGATGTTGCTGGTGTATCGACACTGACTGGTAACGTAAGTTTGGGTGGTTCTATTTTCTTGACTGAGGATAAGGCCGTAGACTTTAAACAAGGTAAGTTTAGAATCTACCATGATGATAGTACTGGTAATAATATTGATATATCAGAGGGTGCGTTTAACTTGAATGCAGATACCCAGAACTTTATGAGTGGTGCTGGGACAACTCAAGTCATGTCAACCAACGTTGACGGTAATTATGGTGTTGAACTGTACTATAACAATACTAAAAGATTTGAAACAAAACATGGTGGTGCTGACGTATTAGGTTACTTCAGAGCAACTGGTATTTCTACACTCACAGGTCAAGTTAATCTTGGTGATAATTTAGTTGGTGATGGTTCCAGTAATATATCGGGTATCAGTAGTGTTACTGCAACCAACTACTTTGGTGATGGATCAAATCTTACAGGAATTGCTGTAACTGCAAATGTTAGTACAAATACGTTAGTAGTTTCTGGTGTATCCACCTTAGGAGTTGTCACTGGAGCAACATATTATGGTGATGCATCAGAAGTAGCAGATGTAAGGTGGAGTATCGGAAACGATGGTTCTAGTAATTACACATACACTGGAATTGGTTTTACTCAAACAACAAATGACCCTTCACTATATCTGTTAAAGGGTAATGTTTATGAATTCGAAATTAATACGGGTGGTGGTCACCCATTTGAAATAAGAGAAACAAATGGTGGTTCCGCGTATAATGATGGTGTCACAAATAATGCTGCTTCAAGTGGTATTGTAAGATTTGAAGTACCTTATAATGCTCCTGAGAAACTTTATTATCAGTGTACAAGTCACTCTGGAATGGGTAATACCATTTATACAGTAGGAAGAAATTCTAATATCAGTGCAACTTCCTTAGTTGTTACTGGAGTAAGTACCCTTGGTGTTGTGACAGGTGCAACTTATTATGGTGATGGATCAAATCTAACTGGAATTGCTGTAACTGCAAATGTAAGCACCGATTCTTTAGTAGTATCTGGAGTATCAACATTAGGTGTTGTTACTGCATCAAATCAATATAATACTGGTATCGTTACTGCAATTGGTGGATTTGTGAGTGCTGCATCCACACAGGCAGTTAAGATTACATTTTCTGGATCAACTCTCACATTTAATGTTGCTGGTATAGGTTCCACTAGCCTTACATTATCCTAATAAATAAGAAAAAAGTCCTCTAACAAATGGCTGCGATAATTACTGATCAACTGCGTATTTTGAATGCGAAGAATTTTGTCGATTCTGTACAGAATTCTT